CCCATCAACTTTGTATGTTCACGGTTTGATGGGTCGTACATACCAGTACCACCCTTTTTCTTAAACTGAACATTTGATTTAGCGTAGTTTAAAATTTGATTTTGAAGGTCTTCGCCTACGCCAGCCATTTCCAAACGTTGGCGAACAACAGAACCTTGTTGCATACCACCTTTAAGGATTTCTTCATTAGACAATCCCAAGCGTTTAGTAAGGTCTTGAACTACCTGCATCTGGCTCTTTTGTTTACCACCAATGCCATACATGCTGGTGCCCGTCATCATAAACATACGGTTTACTACGTCGGCTGAACCCATCTGTTGCATAGAGTCAGCAATCTGACCAGTGCTCAATCCAAAACCACTGAGAGTCCGCATAGCCTCAACTGAGGAAGCGTTACCTTGAGCACTAATACCCGTACGTGCTTCTAATGAGAGAAGGTCATTAATACCATTAGCACCAAGTCTGTATTTGGTTAATGGCATACGCATTTGGTTAGATACTTGGTTTTGTGACAAACCAGTGGTTTGCTGGAGCATTACGCTAAGTTTGTCCGCTCCAATAGCGTACGCTTTGTTTCTATCTACACGGTCATCAATACGACTAATGACTTGCTCATTAATCATGTTAATTGCTGCTGCTACGGCGTTTGTTTTACCAAGTTGTTTACCACCTGTAAAACTCTTGTATATGTCAGTTATACCACCAAGCGTTCCACCTCCATCTCCACCGCCTCCTCCAAGACCGCCACCACCACTTTGAAGTTGCTTAAGGATTTTTACAGCAGCGTCTGATTTTTCAGACATGGATGCAGCGGCTGGCATACCTTTGCTGGTGTCCATATAACTGCTACTTGACCTACCACTAACTTTGCCCATAGCAGTGGCTGCTTTATTAAGTTCAGCAGTAAGGTCCTTAGTGTCCTTAATTAAAGATTTAAAGTTAGATTTAATCTTTTTAGTGTTGTCATTTAACTTTGTAAGTTCGTCATTGAGACCTTTAAGCATTTGAAGGTCAACACTAAGGCGAGAGTTAACTGTGGAGTTACCTACTCCAGATGCGGCACGGCCTTCTTCAGGGCTTCCTCCTTGCCCTGCAAATGCACCATCACCAAGACTTGCTTCCATACTCTGCCTTTATGCAAATGCACCATCACCAAGACTTGCTTCCATACTCTGCCTTTATGAATTAGAGTTACGCCAACTAGCCATTTTGTACCAAAAGGCTCTTTGGCGTACTGTCATAGTCTTGATTTCCTCAAGACCAAAACCTCCGTACGCAGAGGCAATCATGTCGTATTCCCAGTATGTTTGGATTAAGTTATCCAAATAGAAGTGAGACCCAATCTAATGCTAGAACAATATTAGCATTACAGTGAGCGCATTGGGTCTTCACCTCCTCCATACGAGGCCCTGGTTGTGCTGAAAGAAGTACTTTAACCAACTTGTTACGGTCAGCCAAAGAAAGCCCACGTGCCCACGCCTCTGCTTTTGTGGGGTTCTTATCATCCAGCACTGCACAGCGAGCCAACATAATGGTGTTTTGCTCTGCTGTTGTTTTTGCCTTTTTAGACACTGCCTGACTGTCAGCCCCAGTAGGGTAAGACAGTTCTACGACTGTTCCGTTTTTCAATGTGACGGACATGTTCTTATGGATATCGTCTTTTGCCCCATCAATTGGGAAGTCTTTTTCTAGGTCAACAGTAATGCTGTTTTTACCATCACACTCACGGCAAGTTACGTCAAATTCACGGTAACGCCCATATGTGGCTTTAATGATTCCCATGAACAGTACGTCACGGTCACCGATGATAAGTTTGTCAACAATCTCAACGTTGTCAGCAACCTCAATTTCCCCAATTTTTACAACGGCTCGTTTAAGAAGTTGCGACATATATTCAGAATATGTTACGTCGTTACGAACGTCATAAGCCGACAATGCTTCTTCATCTGCTCCAGTTAGTTCCCTAACTGTTGCAATGGTTTGCCATGCGTCAGAATTGGGCATAAGTAAACCACGAAGAAGTTCAACTTTTACGCTTCCTGGTTGGTCAACACGAGGCGCAGGGTCACTGAGGATTGCGTTGTTTGCTGAGGCTGCTTGTGCAGCAAGGTCTGTAGACATGTAATGCTCCTAATTGTAAATTGTTTTAAATTATGCGGTAACTGAAATTCCTGGAACCAATGCTTGAATCTGTTGTGGGGTTACACCAATTTGGAAACCTTCATGGTGAATTGTCATCTGCTGGATAAGGATACCATTGTCTCCAGCGTTCAAACCGTTCATTGCAAAAACGCCAGGCCAGCAGTTAAACAACTTAAATGCTAAACGAACGTTACCAGGCTTAACGCTTCCTGCGTTTGGTGCCATATCTTGGTTCAAGTATGAAACGCCCGTACGGGTGTATGGGTGGTCATAAACCAATGCAGTAATGGTGCAACGGTAATCATTGGTACCAGCGTCTTCGCTCAAACCAGTAGAACCGTTTGGAATACCTTGGTTCCATGCGTGGATGAACTGTTGCCATGCCCACATGCCACCGTCACCTTGTTCCTGACCGTTATCCATAGCAAAAACGCCACGTGAGAACGATACAGGTGGGAAGTCAGACTGACCAACCATCTTATGTGGGTGAGTGTTCATACCACCTTCACGGTAGGCAATGAGTTCGTTGGTTACGCTCAATCCTGACATTTCAGCAAAGCCCAAACGTGGAAGGTTTGGTGCAAGGGTTGCAAGGTTGCCCGTAGGCTCAATCATAATTTTAAACTTAAAGTTACGTAGAGGGTCGGTGCGTTGTGCTAAAGCCATTATTTACTCCTTAAAGGTTTTCTGTGTATGATGAGCCACCAGTGAACTGGCTAACTTCAACAACGATGAATTCGGCAGGTGTTTGCAATGCCACACCAATTTGAACGTGTACTTCGCCATTTTCTACTGAGGTTGCTGTATTGTTTGAAGAATCGCAAACGATATAGAAGGCTTCCTGTGCGGTACGACCCTTCAATCCACCTGCGTTCCAAAACGCTTGCAAGAAAGTTGACAAGCGTGTATTGATGCTTACCCACAAGCCTTCGTTGTTTGGTTCAAACAACGCAAAGTCTGTAAGCGACTTAGCACGTGATTTAACGTAGTTAAGACTACGACGTACTGGAATATACTTGCTAATGTCGGTCTTCTTAAGCGTGCGTGCACCGTTGATGATTACACCAGCACCAGGAATTGCTTTCAAAGTGTTGATGTTTGCATCGTACAACGTGCCTTGTTCTGTTTCGGTAAAGGACGTTGCCAATCCGTAAGCACCACGAAGTTCGTAAGCGTAACCAGCAGGAGCCTTAGCAACTGTGCGCTCTGCTTCTACACGGCTGTACAATCCAAGAATTGCACCTGCTGGCAAGGTTGTCTTAATAGCAGCAGCACCTGATTTAGCAGGGTCAATCATTACCAGTTTTGGATAGTAAACTGCGGCATATGAAGACGCTGTAAATCCACTGACTGCTGACAGCGCATCAGAACCATTTGAAACATCAATTGGGTCAATTACCAAGAAGTAATCTCCACGTCCTTCACAGTAGGTAATAGCGTTGTTTACTACTGAAGAAGTAGTCATACCAACCAAGTTAAGAATCAGTGGCTCAACAACCGAATCAAATCGGCTTACTGCCCATTGCCATTCAGTGGCTGTTTCAATGCTTGTTGCTGTTCCTGCCGAACCATTAGCAAACGCTGAGTTGCTTACAGCAGTAACAGTATAAGCACTTGAGTAAGTTGCAATGTTTGAAACAGTTACCAAGTTAGAATAATTGTTAAGTACAGCAGATACATAACGGTTTGAAGTTGGGTCCAAACTAATTTCACCCCAACGCTCTACTTCCACACCGCTGTTTTTAATAACTAGGGTAAAAGTTGGTTCAGAACCAGTAACCAAGCCAGCAGTAACGGTTGCTGTAAGGCTGTTTCCCCAAACACCAGGGTTTTGAGCCGACAACTTGAATACAGTAGTTGACGAACCACCGTTAACAGTTCCAGCCACGTTTACAGTTGCAGCAGATGCTGGTGCGCTTGTTACCGAGTTATACACTCGTGATACATAAGCGTCACGACCACCGTTAGCAAAGTAATGGTATACCGAATAAGACAAATCGTAATCTGGGTCTAGGTCACCAAACAAGTTCTTATAGGCAGTCCATGAACTTACCTTAGTTGGGACAATTGGACCACGTGGTACAAAACCAACAAAGCCAGCAGCCGTTGTGGTTGAGCCAGATTGGGCGTTAGACGAGAAAGCACCCTCTGTTACGTAAACTCCAGGACGTGAATATGGCATTGTTACTCCTTAATGAAAGTATACATCAAAAAAACTACACACTATTATGCCTCAATTTGTAGTTACTCGCTTACAGAAAATGGTTCTGTAGGCTCGTTACTCATAGTATAAACACCGTTATTTTCTGAATGGATTTGACCTACTGAGCCAAGTACCTCAGAAACTGCATGCCTTCCAATAACTTGAGATGAAGGTATCTCTGCTGTCATTTGAATGGTATAAACCTTACGAAAAATACGCTTGCGATAACCTGCTTCAGGGTCAAGTAGGTCAGCCGTTGTCCAATCCAAAAGGTCAAGACGACGGATAGTTCCATCAGCAGGGATTTCAATAAAACCCCTTCTAAACGGAAGAACTTGAGCAAGGATGGTGCCAGTCAATTGGCGGTCATGTATTGCTGAACGAGTAAAGGTAGAAATCTGATACAGCAGGTCTACTGGAACATGCTCGTTTGCTTCTAAATAATCATAGTTGTTTTTGTTCGTTATATAATTAAAAGAAGCAGAAGTGCTAGGCCAGTAATCCATACGGTACGAAGACGTACCTGGAATTGCAGGTGCCCCTTGTTTTCCTGTCTGGTATAGGATTTCTGTTTCAGAATGTTGACGGTTGCGAGCGTGCACAATGTCAATGTGTTCTAAAGTAATAAAAGGGTACGAACGCTCAGTTTCGCCTTCTGGGTAACGAAAGAATACCTGCACTTCACGTGCGTTGTCTCTGTCATCGGTTACGGTAAGGTTCCTAAAAAGGTTTTTAAGAGCCTCATCTTCGGCAAGGAGAAAACCAGTCTTCATCGGTATTTATTCCTTAATTCCAGTTCCACTAAAGTCTCAACCCTTTTTCCAAAGTCATGTTCACGAGACTTGGCAAAGGAACGAAGCAATGGTCGTGGAGCGTTTTGTTGAGGAACGCCATACTCTAAATCAGTTGCTTTTTGCATCGCTTGTTTACCAGTAGTTACACCATAAACAACATCAGCAGTTTCTGTGTTGTATCTAACTGACATACTGTTGGCTAGTTGGTTCCAATCACCATCGTTACTAGCCGCCTCTTGCAAAGCGCTTTGTTCTTCTTTGACAGCCTGCTTAATGGCTTTACGAAGTGCCTTTGGGTATTCTGTTGCGAGGAATTGAGCGTATCTAACAATCTCTAATTCACCGTCAATAAATGAAGGTCTAGAAGTACGTACAGCAGGAGATGAAGGTTGTGCATCCATAGCACTCCAAATACTTCTAGGCGTTGAACCCTTTGACGCTCGTCAAAGTTAATTCAAGTTTATCAGACTTTGCCAAATGTTGAAGGCCAAGGCAAGTTGGCAACTGAGGTAAAAACAAGGTCTGGGTCAAATGCGTACTCCTCATTGAAGTACACTTCAAGACCTTCAATGGTTACCATAATGTCGTCTTTTGCACGACCACGAACTTTATATGAAGTAACAGTAAAATACCTACCGTCATACTGAAACATGTCATTTAAATGTTTTCGGTATTCAAAAGGGTCTGATACCCCAGCGTCACGAAGGTCTTCTAATGAGCAAACAAAGTTAGAAACTTCAACTGGTTGACGACCTTCAGGAATTGAACGCTTTTGGTCTTCAGTTTCTGTAATCATAAGCGTAGGAATAACTACACCGTTTTTGTACCTACGTCCACCAGTCCCAGAAACGCTTTCATCGTATACGTCATCAAAGAATGACCCAGCACTTGCGGATTGCCCAAAGGGTATAAACTCATAATAAATAATTGACTCACCAACATTACGGGTATATTCCCGATAATGTTTTCTGATTAAGCCTACTTCAGTACGAATATCCATTAGTAAAACGCATTTGTGGTAGTAGCAATTGGTGGGTCTACGTCCACAAAAACGTCCTCACGCAACGGTTCTTCTACTTGGTACTTAATATGCTGATGGTCTTGGTCTGTGAATATGCGCTCAATTGGACCATAATCGCCAAGTTCTCTTGCTTTGTAAAGAGGCACATAGTGGTTAGTGGTGCGAGAAACACGACGAAGGTTCATTACTTCTATGCGCTCAGGTCCAATATTAAGGGCTTTAGCACCCTTGCGGTATTCTTCTTCCCAACCCTGGATTAGGGTACGAACCATATTAAATCGTTGACTTCCAGGGATGTGCACAGACTCTGAGGTCATTACGTCAATGTCACGGCTATACTCCGTCATAAGCGCCCACAAAGCCCCTAGAAGGGCCGCTATACCCACTACGTCAATAACTGCTGGAGTAGCAAGTTCTAGTGGAATGTCAAGGTTGTGACTGTGTGCTTCCATAGCGTGTTTAGCATAAAAATTAAGGTCACTTGGAAGAACCCATTCATAGTAATAACCCTCAACCATAAGGCGACTGTTAGCAGGAGGGGTACTAGTTAGGCGAACAATACCGTTTCTTTGGTCAAGGTTAAATGCAGAGGCAGCCAACTCAACAGGTGTATTGGATGTGTATATGGCAATGTACAAAGAATCTTTATCAATGTTAGGGTGACCTAACTCAAATGTTCTTGTTTGTACATCAAAGGCAGTTTGAAAGAACTTAGGAAAATCACGAAGAAAGTTACGAGCAATTTCAACAACCTCAGACAATACTTCGTTATGGGTGCTCATACAGTTTCTCCTTTAGAGTCGGCTCCTGGAATGGTGTCTTGTTCTGGGAAATTGACGCTTGGATACTCGTCCCGTTTTCTTTTTGTCATAGTCCTACGAATACGTGTAATATCCGTGATGGTTCCAGATGGTCTAGGAATTGGTCTTTCTTCCACCATTTTATTGTACTAGGGTTTAGAACCCCAAGTTTTTACCACTTTCCAAGTGGGCAAGTAGAAGCAAGCAATTTTACTTTTGCGGGCATAATGCAACCGCATTGTTTACATTGTTTTGTAAGTTTAATGAAATCGGGACATTCCTCGCAAATGTTTAAACGTTTGTCCGCATCTGTTTCAGTTGCTCGTGGAATGTTAGGGTCAAGCAAATCCCAAGGACGAGTCTCCCCTAATTTCTTTTTATATTCAGACCATGCGCTCATACTGGTGGACTATACACGCCGTTAGCATATGTCCAACCAATATAGTCAGGCACACCATTGGGAATCATTAGATCAACAATTTCTTGTGGACATTCAACTACTACTGGATTTGATTGCATCGCAGCAATTGCTTGTTCGGCACGGTAATCAAACCCATGCAACCATGCAACTTCTCCGTCTACAACAAATGCAAA